CATTTCATACATTTGTTTTTGATTTGAACGGTGGCAAGAACATTTGTACGCAGTTGGAAAAGACAGCCTCAAGAGATAAGCGACTTGAACATTGTCCTCTTGTAGAACTTCCGCCACATGGCAGACTGATAGATGCTGATGCTTTACAGAAGTTTATAGTTGAATTAACAAAAACCGACTATGTGTTTGATGCTGTTGGTTATCATGGACTGGTAAGAACTAGACCGACAGTTCTTGAGGCAAGTAAGACATAATGGAGAGTGGAGAGTGAAGAATGACAGAACGTAAGATTTCATCCGGCATGAGGCAGAGACTTCATGCCTATTTTATAACGCAGTACGAACAGTACCGGGACAGTGTCCTGACTGGCACCCGGAAAGCCGGGCGTCTTGAGGTGGACATGGTACAACGCCAGGAAGAGGATCTGAGAGATCTCAAGCGCTGGAGCTTCAGCTGGGACAGGGCAACACGGCCGTTGATTTGGTTTGCCTGTAATCTGGTATTCCCTTCCGGGGACAAGAAGGGCCAGCCACTGAAGCTCTCAGCCTGGCAGGTGTGGATTGTTATGGTCCTGTTTGGCTGGGTAGATAGCAAAGGCCACAGGCGCTACGTGGATGCGTACATTGAAATAGCCAGGAAGAACGGGAAGAGCACTTGGGCGGGCGCGATCCTGGATTACCTGGCATTTGCTTCCGGGGAGTGCAACGGCAATCCGTGCTACATAGCAGCAACCACGCTTGATCAGGCGCAAGAGTGCTTTGACAGGGCGAAGGATGAGCTCACGCCGTCTGCCGGGATCAACGTAACCAATAGCAAGTATAACAAGAGCTTGTATGATGCCTCCGGGCGGATCCAGGCGGTTACGGCCTCTCCGAAGGACGGCAAGCTTCCGCACGGTGCGATTATAGACGAGTACCACCAGCACAAGGACAACGCGCTGGTGGATAGCTTTACGTCCGGCAACGTGTCGGATCCTAACGCCCTGACTATGCGTATCACTACTGCCGGAACAGATCTAAACGGCGTGTGCAAGGAAGAACATGACAAGGGCGCCAGGGTGCTCTCCAGGGAGCTGGAGATAGAGCGCTATTTCTTCGCAATTTTCACCATTGATGATGCAGACGATCCGGCAGACCCGGAGTGCTGGGCAAAGGCAAATCCGAATATGGGCGTGAGTGTTGATACAGCTATGCTCACGGCCCGGTATGAGTACAGTAAGAGCTCCGCAACGGACATGACTACGTTTAAGACTAAGAACCTTAACGTGTGGTGTCATTCCCTTGCCAGGTGGGCAAATATGAACATTTGGACCGAAAAGTGCACCAGTTTGTCACATGATTGGCAAACTTTTGAAGAATCACTAGACGGACGGGTATGCTATGGGGGACTGGATCTGTCCAGTAACAGCGACTTCACGGCGTGTACGCTGGACTTCCCGCTGGAAGGCGGAAAACACGTACAGCTGACGCACTGCTGGTTGGCCGAGAACATGAAGGACACGATCGCCAGACAGTGCAGAATTCCGCTGGAGCGGTGGATCCAAGCTGGATGGGTAACGGCAACGCCCGGAGACGCAATCGACTACGAATACGTCCGGGAGTACCTGACGGATGTTTTCACCCGGTACCAGCTGCAGTACATAGCAGCGGACCGCTGGAAGATTGAAGAGCTGGTACGAATAATGCCGCCGTGGTTTATTGACGTGGCCTACGAATTCAGCCAGGGGCTGAAGACCATGAGCCCGGCAATCAAACAATTTGAGCGGTATTACCTTGAAGGCAACGTATACGCACTGGATAACGAGTGCGTTACCTGGATGATGAGCTGCGCGGAAATCTTCCAGGACAGCACCGGCAATATCAAGCTGGTGAAACCACGGCGCAGAACGGAAGCACGCATAGACGGCGTGATTACTTCCGTTATGGCGCTGGACTGTGCGATTAAACATGACGCTGAGCCGGTGGGTGATGTGTCAGATCTGATTTCATTCTTCTAGCCTTCAGTGGAGGGCGGAGGGAGGGCAACAGTGGGAATTTTCAATAGGAAGATCAAAGAGTCTGGAGAGCGTTCACTGCTTCTGTTGAGAAACAGGAAAGCTGTAGTGTCCGGGCTGGGCGAGCTGGGAAACAGTGCCTTTTGGGCATGTGTTATGCAGCTGGCTAAGTTGTATGCAACCCTTCCCTGGGACGCATACATTAAAGACGGCAAGGGCAACCGCAAGGAAGCTTCTCTGGCACTTAAGAATCTTCTGGACGAGCCTAACAAGTGGATGACTAGCTATGAGTTCAGATTCATTATGGCTCTGAACTTTGAGCTTCACGGTGAGGCCTACGCTCTGATAGAGCGGACTCAGCGGGGCGTCCCGGCTTATATGATTCCCGTTCCGACAGGTGCAATGATTACCCGTATCAATGACAACGGGGACATTGTTTACAACCTGAACGGAACAACCTACATGGCGGAGGATGTGCTGGCTATCAGGCAGACACCTTCCGGCATTACTACCGTCCTTTCTCCTGCAGCATTTGCTAAGAGCGATTTGGACCTTGAAGCAAAGTGCAAAGAGATGCAGATGGAGTATTTTGACGGAGCTTCCGTAATAGGAAACCTTATCAAAGTGCCCAGCTCTCTCACCCCGGAGCAGAAGGAACAGATCAAGACAGGATTTGATACAACCAACGGCTTCCGCAACATTGTTATCGACAACCGCGTGGACGTTACACCTATCCAGGTGAACAGCGCGGACGTCTCCAAGCTTGTTGAGGCCCAGAAGTGGACGTCAAAGCAGGTTGCAGCACGCTTCGGTGTGCCGGGCTTCTTTGTTGGTATCACGGACGGTGCCTACAACAACCTTGAAGACCAGAACATGTACTTTATGACTTACTGCCTGAACCCGCGCCTCAGGGCCTGGGAAGAAGCTCTGAAGAGAGCTCTCTGTAAGGGCGGTGAGTACATAGAGTTTAACAGGGAAGGACTGCTACAGGCGAACAGCGCTGCAAAGGTCCAGTTCTACAACGCAGCTCTCAATAACGGGTGGATGAACCGCAACGAGATCCGCGCAAAAGAGAACCTGCCGAACCTGGGAGAAGACGGAGACGTCTTCTTCATGCAGAGCGCAATGGCAACAGTTGACCGCATCATTGCCGGAACTGACGGCAATAGCGGCGGCTTCAATCCGTGGAACGCTCCACAGGAAGACGCAAAGCCTGCGGATCCTGTGAAGGAAGAAGCTCCGGCAAAGCTGACTATTGAGGAAACTCTTGAAGAGAAGAAGGCAAAGGACCGCCGTTTTGTAGAAGAAGCTACGAAGCAGGCAAAGACCGCCAGACGTGCTCTTGAAAACGAGTTTGCTTCTCAGCTGAAGGAAGAGCTGGACCGCTTCCGTGGCTATTACGCATCCGGTATGGATTATGAGTCCGCACTGGGCGCTTTTAGCCAGGATCTAAATGTCATTGGAGATCTGCACAAGGATACCTACTTCAAGATCTACCGGGGCGTAGCTGACAAGCTTAAGCCGGTGATCAAGAAGCAGGTACAGGCCAGCAACGTCCAGGATGTTCAGAATCAGCCGCTGGATGAATTCATTTCACAGTACGTAGACAGCCTTATGGGCCGTCATGCCGGATTCATGTATAAGCGCATGGAGAAGAAGGCCGTAGACCTGGAAGGATTTGAGGCTGAGGCAGAGCATCTGCAGACGGAGTATCCATACGCAGAGAGCAATGAAGAGGTCAACAGATCCAGCAATGCTCTGAGCCTGTTCATGTTCTCCGCCCTGGACGTGACAACGTACCACATTGTAGCTGATGCCGATTCATGTGCCTTCTGTGAAGGCCTTGACGGCAAGGTTGCAAGTGTCAACGGATACGTGCTGAGCAAAGGTGACACCGCTTCTGATGGTATCGGAGGCGTAAGAAAGATTGACAAGAACTATAGACACCCGCCTTTCCACCTGAATTGTAGGTGCCATATAGCTCCGGGAGAGTGATTATGCCGAAGAAAACAGAGAATTTACTGGTTGAAAGCGGAACACTTCACGTGATCAAGACGGCCCTGGAAGAAAGCCAGGGAAACCCGGAGTCCGAAGTATGGACTGCCGAAGTATGGCGTCTTGATGAAGTGAATCTGAACGGCCGCATGTATACAACAGGACTGGCTGAGAGGATTGTGGCAGAGGGCAGGAAGACAATGGCTTATGACGGTCACGAAGCTGACTGGCAGACAGGCCACGATTTCGCCCCGGCTATTGCATATTGTGACAATCCCAGGATTGAAAACAGATGCCTGGTTGTAGACATTCATTTCCTGGAAAGCCAGAAGGACAGCGCAAGCGTCAGGAACATCCGCGAGCTTTATAAAGCCGGGCTTCCGATCGGAGTGTCCAGCGTAGGCTATGGAAGTATCAATGACAACGGCATAGTCCAGCTTGACTATGAAATGGTCCGTTACCTGGATTTTGTGGCCCAGCCTGCAGGCCTTGTATATGCAGAGCCTAAGAAAGAATCGGAGACAACTCCAGAACCTGAAGCAGAGCCGGCTGAGGAAACAGTGGTTGAATCAGACCCTGCAATGGCAGAGGCGGCAAGGGCCAAGGC